CCAGCGCAGCCGCTCGAATTGCAGCCATTGCAGCCCGCCGCAATGCGGGCAGGGCACGTGATAGCGCTGCTGATCGGACAATTCCCACTCCCGTTCGATCCGGCTCAGGCCCTTCAGGGTCGGCGTCGAGGCCAGAAACACCTTGCTGCGATGCCCGAAACTGATGGTCCGGGCCTCGGCCAGGGCGATCGGATCGCCCTCGCCGTCGACATCGCCCGGATAGGCGTCGACCTCATCCAGAAATACCCAGCGCGCGGGCATCGATCGGAGCCCGACGGCGCTGTTGGCCCCGGTCAGGATCAACTGCCCGCCGGGAAATCGCTTGCCGAGGATCGTGTTTCCGGCATCCCGCGAGCGGGACGGCAGCACCAGCGCCCGCAGATCGGGGCTTTCCTCGATCAGTGGGTCAATCCGCTGCTGCGACAGGCGTTTTGCCAGATCCACCGTTGGCTGCACCGCCAGAAACGGGCCTGGCGCGCGGTGCATGCAGAACCCGATCCAGTTATTTCCGGCCTCGGTCGCGCCCACCTGCGCCGCCTTCATGAACACGACCCGCTGCGCCGGGTGGCGGGGCGACAGCGCATCCATCACGGCCTTCATGTAAGGCGTGCGGGCGGTGCGATAGGGCCCGGCTTCTGACGCCGCCCGCGACGACAAGACCCGGTGCCGGTCGGCCCATTGCGACACGGTCAGCGACGGATCGGGCGCAAGACCGGCCATCCATGCGCGGCGGACCTCTTCTGCTCCGTCAAAGGTGTCAGCGGAGCTCAATTTTCACCTCCGCCATCTCCGTCAGGTGCTGGCGCAGATACATGTCCAGAACCTGCTCCATCCGATGGGCATCGACGCCCAGTTCCGCGGCCATGTTGGCCGCAACCCGCGGCGGCCAGTTCAGCCAGGCATCGCGTTCGCGCCGTGCCAGATCGAACACCATCGCCGTTGCCCGGGCGCGGTCGATCACCTCGGCCTTCATCTTTTCCAGCCGGACCTTGGCGGTCTGCGCCTTCAGCACCTCGTTGGCCATCCGGGCGCGCAGGAAGGACACCTCACCGCCGGTTGCCTCCGCGCTGCCCGGATCGGTTCCGGCATCGCGCAACGTGTCCGCCACCGCCCTGATCGCTGCCTGCGGCACCGGCTTGGTGGCCGCTGCCCGCGCCGTTCCTGCGGCTGTTTCCGCGCCCATCTGTTTGGCATGCTGGCCGCGCTGCTTGGCCGGATCAGTCTGGGCGCCCCACTCGGAATCCGCCCGCGCCGGATCGATCGTGCCGTCGGCCAGGGTGGTGATCCGGCCGGTGGCGATGGCTTTTCGCACCGCCGCTTCTGAGACCCCGCGCTGCGCGGCATAGCTTCGCCGGGATACTCCCATTCTGACCGAAACCTCATCTATTCAGTGACTTAGGAGTTGCTCTCTTTTGACGTCGTGCGCTGTCTGCAGCCATCGCAACGCAACGGAGACCGCCATGAAAACCGCTATCAAGCCCCTGACAACCCACGAAGAATTCTGCTTGAAGAACGCCGCGCACTTTGTCGCCGCCCGGGGCCGCACGCCCGCGACCCGCACGCGGCAGCAATTCGCGACCCTGCCCGAGGCGCAGGCCTTTGGCGCGGCGATCGGCGACGGACGCACGATGATCTACGCGGTCACCACCCTCGGGCATTCCGCCCACATCACCAACGCTTGAAGGAACCCGGCCATGAAAACCAAAGCCCTCACCGCCGCGCAGATCGACACGCTCGCCCAGCGCCTTTCCGAAACCCCGATCGAACCGGCCACCAGCGCCAAGAGGGCGGGCGACAACTTCGCCCGCTTGCTGGCGGCAAGGATCGGCGCCGAGCGCGCGGCCCTCGCCTTCACCTCAATCATGACCGCCGAGACCTTCGATCAATCCGAAGCTCGGCTGACCTTGGTGCTGGACTACGGCAACCCCGATCCAGCGGGTGAGCCGATCTCGGCGCCGGTCGACGAACCGACACCAATTGACCAGCCAAAGGCCACAGTCGCCCCGGTCATCGGCAAGCGCAAAGCCATCGTCGATCTTGCGCAGAGCGGCACCCTTCCGATTGCACCGGATTTCTCCAAACCGACCCATGCCCGGTTCCGCGCCAAGCTGGCGCAGATCGTTGCCTTGGCGGAAGCGGGCGATATCGCGGCTCTGCAAGCTTTCGAAATCAACCCGGTCTCATCGAGCCCCAAGGCCATGGCCCGCTACCGCGACCTTTGCGTCATCGCCATCACAGCCCGCGCGCAGGTGGCGGCATGAAGATCACCCGCGAATTCTGCCCCGCTGATCGCTACACTTACGATTTTGGGCTCTGCAGCTACGAGAAGGGCTGGGCGCAGGTCGATACGGCGCAGGATGCGTCCTATTTCGGCACATGGGCCAACCCGACCCGGTTGATGATCTTCAACTATTGCGAGGGCGACACGACCTTGAAGGAGGCCGAGTCGCCCGAAGAGTTTGCCGCTGAGCTGCGCGAGATCGATGCTTGGAACCGGGCACATGGATATGGTCCGGGGCGGATCGATCCGGGGTTTGATCGGGCAATGAAAGCGGCGTTCGAAAGGCTGGGACTTTCTGATATGCTTCACTGATTTTGCAAGGACGTAATCCGGTTCAATTTCATTTATGCGTCTGCTTTTCAGTAGAGTTTGAATTTTCCATCCAGCCGGTGTTCCGCGAAAGCTGCGATCTTCTCGAGTTCGCCAAAGATTTCGGAAAGAGGCATTTCCACCCGCCCTTTTCCCTTCGGGCCCTCGGTCACGAAAACATCTTCGTCGACTATATACGCCCGTCGTACGACCCAGCGATCTGCGGCCAGAAATTCGTAACCTGCTCGATCGTCGAAAACCATTTGAAGAATTCCGGCCTCGGGCCGCTCAATACACTGATCGATGCGCTCGTCGAAATGTTCGAGCGCGTTTCTAGCGTCACGATTGTTTAGTGGGCTGGCATCCAGAATTCCGAGTTCGGCTCGCAAGGCCGCCCCTCGATCCATTCCCGTCTTGCCAGCCTGCGCTACCGGAAAAATGAACTTGGATACCATGCCATAGTGCAGCAGTGCAGCTTGGAGCATCAGCCAAACAGTGATGTTTTGCCGTTCTTTCTCATCCGCGACGAGCCTGAGGAAATTGTTCCTAAGAGCCACTCCCATGTCTGCAGCTGTTGAAACCTCCTGAAGGTATACGAGCATTTGCATGGGCTGCATGGATAGGCTCCAAAAAAGGCGGTTCGTCCTAGTCTAGATGATAGAGTGGAGGCCGTCTCCACTGAAAGGATAAATGCACAGCGACACAGCGTTTGATATGGGTGGTCCTATCCCCGAGGCAGCGGCGCCACGTTCCAGAACAACACCTGTCCCGGCCCGCGCATCGCCACGCACAACTCCCACGCCTTCGCATCATAGTGTGGGTCAGCCGGGAACGGCGCGCCCTTTATGGCCACCTGCCCGAAGGCCCGCGGATAGACGTGGATGCGTGCCCCGGCGACATCCTTCGGCGCCAGTTCCCGCCCGATCTGCACGACATGCCGTCGGGCTTTCGGCCAAGCTAGCGCCAGGCCTCGCGCCAGTACGCCCGATCCTGCGGCACACCACACCTCGTCCGGCTCAAGCCCTGTCGCAAGTGCCGCCGCCGCGAGCGCCTCGACCGCGCCAGGGATGTCGGCGCCAAACGGGATCAGCGATGCTCCACTGTCGCGGCAATACTGGCGCGCCCGGCTTTGAACGACGGTGAGGTATCCGGGCGACACCGGCACAACCTTGGCCCCAAGCCGGGCTGCTTCCAGCGTTCGGGCGTGCGGCTTTGCTCGTTGCGCCACGAAGATCGTGGCCTTCTTGCCCAGCGCCCGGGCGACATGGGCCAAGGCGGTTTGCGCACCACCCTCGGGCGGGCTGGCATAGACGGCTTCCTGCACGTCGTCGAACACCTGCCCGATGAACCGCGCCTTGGTGCCACCGGGGTGCATATCGTCCCGGACCACCCAGATCCCCGCATGGGTTTGCACGATCGGGGTGGTCATTCTTGGGGTGCCTCGTCGCTGGTGCCGTCAGCCTCGTCGATCTCGCCGAATTCCACCTGCCCGATTGCCTCGGTTGCGCGCTTGGGATCGCCCTTGCAGAACACCAGCACGTTCTGGTGGGTGCGGCCGAGCTTGCGTGATGCCTCGAACTGCCGCCCGGCGCGGATTGGGAGCGATCCGACAGCGGTGACAAGGATCGCGTCGTTGTAGAACCGGGCGCCCGCAGCCTCGAAAGCTTCGACCGTTTTGCCTGGCAGGTTGACGAAGAACCCGCCCGCATCGCGGACATCGCCGATCACCCAGACCGCAAACCGATCGTCGCGCAGGCGGGACAGGGCCCCGGCGATGATCCGGGCATAAGCATCGAAGAACGCCTCCTTGCCTAGGGTGGAGAGATCCGCTGGATCGTCGGAATAGACCTCGAGGTTCCAATAGGGCGGGCAGCTGAAGATCAGATCGGCGTCGACGCCTTTGGCAAGCGTGGCGATGTCCCGGCTGTCGCCGGTGATCCACTGTGGGGCAGGGCCCGCGCCCAGCGCCGCCTGCGCTTGATTGGCAGCAACCTGTTCGGCGCGAAGTTCGATGCCGACGTAATCCCGGCCAAGCTGGGAGGCGACGATGCCGCGCACCGATCCGCCCGCGAAGGGATCAAGCACTGTGCCGCCTTGCGGACAGAACCAGCGATAGGCGATTTCGCACAGGACGGGGTCGAAGATCGATGTGCCGGAGGCGGTGGCGGCATCTGAGGCTTGGTAATGATCGGCGAGAAAGGCTTCGGTGGTCAACTCGTGGCCCAGTTCAGCCTCCTTGGCGCGCTTTTTCGCGTAGAAGCTGGGATCGCCCGATGAATGCGACGGCATCAGCACACCGCCGTTGGTCTTGTCGGCGCCGACAACATGCTCGCCGCGCATCAGATCTTGGCCGAAAGTGCGGGCGAGGGATTTAGCCATGCGCGGCCTCCTTTTTCTGGCGGCGGGCGGTGGCAGCTTTGGCAACCTGATCGGCCAGACCACCGCCACCGAGGACCGCGCCGTCGTTGAACTCCTTGGCCGCGCCGGGTTTGTAATCCTTGCGCGATCCGTTGCCGGGCATCGGGCTGCCGCCGGGGCAGGCGCGGTCGCCTTCGCCGCGGCCGAGTTCGGAGCGAATGCCCATGTCCAGCCAGGCGCGCTTGCGATCCTGCCACCAGCCCTTGCGGGCATCGAGGATCGAGAAGGGCGGGATGCCGAAGCGCGCGGCGAGGCTGCCGGAGGACGAGGCGGCCGGTTGGTGATCGCTTTCGCCAACCCCGCCGCCTTGCCCTTCGCCGCCCAGCGCACCCGCGTCGCCAAATTCAAACCCCGCCAGCAATTCCTCGAGTTCAGCCTCGTCGAAGCCGATCATGTCCAGATCGAAGTTTTCATCGCGCAGCGCCGCCAGTTCCGAGGCCAACATCGCGTTGTCCCACCCGGCGTTTTCGGCAATCCGGTTGTCGGCGAGGATCAGGGCGCGGCGTTGGGCCTCGGACAGATGATCCAGGACGATCACCGGCACCTGTGCCAGGCCGAGGGATTGCGCCGCCATCAGCCGCCCGTGCCCGGCGATGATCACGTCGTCCTCGCCGATCAGGATCGGGTTGGTGAAGCCGAACTCGGCGATGGACGCCGCGATCTGGGCCACCTGATCGGTGGAATGGGTGCGGGCGTTGCGGATGTAGGGCACCAGCCGGGTGGTTTGCATCATGTCGATCTGCAAGGGGGCGATCTCCTGAAAAAAAGAACGGCCCGGTGATGAACACCGGGCCAGTTGAGGCGGGGCAGGGAGGAAGAAACGGTGGTCGAAAGGTTGGGTGCGTACCTGCGAACCCAAGAGTGCGCACCCAAGGCGCGAACCCAGAAAAAATGTTTGACGCTAGAGACTTACCGCGCCTCTGCCCCCCGCATACACCTCAAGCCCGGGTGGAACCGGGGGCCCGGGGGGCATCGCGAGGGGCGCGGGGCAGTGCCCGAAACGGTGGCGGAGCCAAGCGATCTGTCGCCCATATGTTCCACCAGCCTATCGCTTTTATGCCTCAGAACCGGAAGAAATGTCTCGCCTGAAGTTCAACGTGTTCTGCGGGTTATCCTGCGTGTTGACCACGCTTTCACGCGGGATTGCGCGGGGTTCATCCGGCACCCTCGGCTTACGCTTTGTTTTTGTTTGGGAATTCAGCTTCTTTGCAATCGTCAAAAGGGCGGCAGCCCAGCGCCGCCAGGCGTTTGATCGCACGACACCGGCACGGATGCAGACCTGCCGCCAGCGCATGCCGTCTGCCCGCAGCCAGACGATGCGTGCATCCTCGGGATGGATCAGCATCAGCCAGTCAAAGCATTCCTCCATCCGGGTGATCGCGGCAGCGCTGGGGATCACCCGCATCGGGGCCTCGGGCGTGTAGCCGTAGGCATGCTTGGCCTCTTGCACGACCGGGGGCCACGACCCGCCATAGCCACGGGGCCGGTCTTTCTCGGGCAGGCGCCGCAGGGTGTAGGCGGCTTCCTCGAAGCGATCTTCGATGTCGCGGGCCGTTAGGGTCATAGCGCCTCCCTCCGGACCACTGGTTGTGCAGCCTTGGCATCGGTCAAGCCCGTGATCTGCGCCCCTTGCTGGGCCAGAAACCGGCGGATTGTGACGATCGGGTTGGCGATGGCCAGAAACTGGCCGGGCGTCGGTGCGAATTTGTTCTCGGCCCTTCGCCAACCTGCGCAGGCCGCGTCGATCACGTCCTCGGGCAGATGCGCCAGATCCTCCAGCCAGTCTTCGGCGATCCCGGCACGGATATCGTCTGCCATCGCCTGCTGCGGGTAATGCCCGATCAGCCGGGTGATCAGTTGCGCCGCGCGTGCGGGCTTGGCGGGGATCAGGGAGGCCGCCAGCAGCTTGGTCACAGGCTGGATCAGCGCGATCTCCTCAGGCGTCGGGGTCGGTCTGCGCGGCCCGTGCCCGATCAGCTTTTTCAACAGCGGCGTTCCAGGCATTGCTGCTATCGCGGGCAGTGGATTTGTGGTGCTTGGCTTTTCGTGGGGGGCTTGGGTGTTCATCAGCAACTTCCTTTGGTTGGGGCAGGGGCATTTGGCGGCGGGCTTTGGCTTCCAGAATGGCGGGGGTGAAGAACGACCAGCCCCGGATCGGGGCAGAGCGGGCATCGCGGGTTTTCGCGGCGATCACCGGCAGGATGTCGAGCGCAAGGTCGCACCCCGCCTCAATCCAGCGGGCGATCTCGAATGCCGAAATGCTGCTGGCCTCTGCTTCCCGGTCCAGACCCGGGCCCGCTACGGCAAGGCAGGCCCTGCGAGACTCTGGCTGCTGACGAAGCGAAGCGCTTTTTAGTATCTTTGAGGTATCAAGGGCGGAAGCTGTTTCCGGGGGGTGCGGAAAGCCTTTCCGGTTGCCCCCCGGAAATTCCTTCCGGTTGGGGCTGCTGGCGGAACGCCTTTCCGCCTGTTCGCAGGGGTCATTGGGATCTCCGTCGAACATGCCCGGCGGTGCTGGTTTTCGCCCTTCGAAGGCGGAAAGCAGGATGATGTCGGAGCGGCGCGAGCCGTTATCGCGACGGCGCGTCACCCGCTGCACGACGCCTTGCCCCTCGAGGCGGCTCAGGATCGTGCGCACGGTCCGGTCCGTGCAGGCCGATTGATCGGCGAGGGTCTTTTGCGACGGCCAGCTGATGCCGTATTCGTTTGCATAATTCGCCAGTACGAGGAGGATCACCTTTTCGGTGACGCTGCCTGCCGGATAATCCAGCGCCCATGTGATCGCCTGGACGCTCATAGCGCAGCCGTGACGGTCAGGCGCCGGACAATGGCCGCCATCAGTGCGATGCGCTTGTCGGCATCAGCTTGGCGCATCTGACCCGCCCGAACGCGGGACCAGTAGACCTGCTTGCGCATGTCCAACTCGCGCTGGGCCTCGGCGATCAGCGCTGTGATCGGGATCGCGCCGTTGGGGGTAAGGTTTGCCATGGCCACCCCCTCAGCGCCGACCGGCGACGGCACGGCTGACGCCTGCCTTGCGGACTTCCTGTTCGCGCAGCCAGTCCCTGACAGCCTCCATGCGGTAAAGCACCTTGCGGCCTACCCTTACGCAGGGCGGTCCGACCCGGCGGGTCTCCCAGCGCTGCAGAGTGTCGACCGACAGGGTCAGTTCCCGGGCAAGGTCGGTGCGGTCCAGCCAGCCGGTCAGAAGGCCGGTATCCACCTCGGGCACGGTATCGTCTGGTGCCTTCAAGCCAATGTTTTTCATGTCTTTCCTCCAAGTTTGGCGGCCTTGAACGGCGCGGCCAAATCAGTGCGGGCAGACAAGCACGGACATGGGACCGGAATTCAGGGGGAAACCGGGGGAAACAAACCGGGTAATTAATCCGGTCTTTTATCCCCCGAAATCGGAACCGCCGCTGCGGATTTTGATAGGAACAAACCGGGACTTCTGACAGCTTCGGGGAGAGCAGTTCACAAATAGAATCGCCAGATGATCACCCCACCGCGAGGCTGGGGTCCGGTTTCGTACGTCGCGAAATCTCGGTCAGACTGGGGGTCGAAAAGAGGTAGGGATGGCGTTTCCGGCGCGGTGTTTGTTTACGATTCTTGAGGCTTCTGGGCGCTGGACGTGCAGTCCGACACAGATCGTGGACTGGGCGATTTCGGATGAAATCGATCTCGTCGCGGCGTTCAGGGAGGTGCGATTTGGCGACCAATCCGCCGCTGGTTTGCTCAGCGTGCCGGGGAGCGAGGTCCGCCCGCTGTTCCGCCCGTTCGGCGAAGCTGCAAAGAAAGTCTATGTAAAACAAGCCCGTCGTCCCAGTACCACGGTTTGGTTGACGATCACGGACCCCGAGCGCGGCGTCCGGTTCACCGCCGCCGACATCATGATCACCGCCGACGAAATAGAACGCTTCGAGCAAGCTCACGAGATCAACCGGACCCGCAGCGCTGGGCCCGGCGCACCGGGAAAGTATGACTGGGACGGCTTCCACATCGCCGTGATGAAGCGCATCCACAATCACGGTCTCCCCGCCACCCAGACGGCGCTGATCGTCGAGATGCAGGAGTGGTTTATCGCCAATTCCACGCACGGTTCCGCGCCGGACGAAAGCACCATCCGGCAGCGGATCAAGGTGATTTGGCACGCCCTGAAGGCAGCCTGACGCAGTTGGTCTCGAATCTGCGCGAGGCCGCAAACAACCGCATTGGGCCGCAAAAAGTACCGGATTAATTGCCTTTTTGTTTCCCCCGGTTTCCCCCTAAATTCCGGTCCCTCGTGTAGAGCAGGTTGCTCTTTGCCGATTCTCTTTGCTCAGTCGGTGCGACAAGGGGAGCCCGCATGGGAACGCATTTGACTGAACGATTTGTAAAGGCTGCCGAAATCGGTACGCGCAAGTACGTGGTTTTTGACGAGGATTGCGCGGGCTTCTGCCTTTGCGTTTTCCTGTCGGGCCGCAAGGGGTTCATCCTGATCTACCGCGCCGCCGGGCGGCAGCGCCGCATGACGATCGGCACATGGCCTAGCTGGTCGGTGGTCGCCGCTCGGGAGGAAGCCAAGCGCCTGAAGCGCGACATCGATCGGGGTGAAGACCCGATGGACACGCGGACCAACGCGCGACACGCGCCCACCGTTGACGAACTGATCGATCGGTACATCGACGAACATCTGCCGAAACTGTCCGCATCCAGTGGCAAGGATCAGGCCAGCATGGTCAGAACGCTGGTCCTGCCCGAGTGGCGGTCACGCAAGGTCACCGACATCACGCCGACCGATGTCGACCGGTTGCTGACCAAGGTCGCGGCAGGGCGGCCGCGGGTCTGGAAGAAAACCGTCAAGCCAGTCCCGGCTCCCCGGGCGTTCAAGGCAAAGCAGCCTAAACCCAAGACGCCGCCGAAGACCTTCAAGCCAACGCCCGTGCGTGCCAACCGGGTGGGGGAGGTGCTGCGCAAGATGTTCAGCCTCGCGGTCACATGGAAAATGCGCACAGACAATCCCGCCACCAGCTTTCGCAAGCGCCCCGAGACCGCCCGGGAGCGGTTCCTCTCCTTCGAGGAAATCCAGCGCCTCGCTGACGCCCTCTGCGCCGATCCCGATCAGCGCGCTGCCGGGATCATTCGCCTGTGTATGCTGACCGGCGCCCGCTGCGGCGAGGCCCGCACTGCCACCTTCGACCAGTTCAACCTCGATCTGGCCATTTGGACCAAGCAAGCGGCCTACACGAAGCAGCGCCGCGTGCACCGCGTCCCGATCTCGCATGAGGCGGTCGCTCTGATCCGGCTGCGCGGGGATGCCGTGCCGAAAGGCTGCCGCTTCCTCTTCCCCGGCGATGTGCCCGGCCAGCCGGTGGTGGACCTCAAGCGGTTTTGGGAACGGATGCGCGTGCAGGCCGAGATCCCCGACGTCCGCATCCATGACCTGCGCCACACCTTCGCCTCGTTGCTGGTTTCTGGCGGGGCCTCGCTGGAAATGATCGGGCGGCTGCTGGGGCATACCCAAATCGGCACCACCCAGCGCTATGCCCATCTGATCGACTCGCCTCTGCGGGCCGGGGTGAACGCGGTGGGGGAAATGCTGAAGCCGAGGCTCAAGGTTGTGGGCGGGGCCGGATAATCCAGCCCAAAAGGGCCAATGAAGCGACTTTCGAGGTCAACCGCGGCTTGCACAACCGGGCAATCTGACTGCAAATGGCCGGGCATCTCCGGCAGGGCGCTCCACGCCTAGGCCGACGATGCATGCGGAAGGCAGAACAGTCGGTTGGGAGGTCTGGTTGACGCTGGGCCGGGCCACAAAGACTTGGCGATACCTGCCTTGCTGTCGAAAAACAAATGCATCAAGGCCAATCATCAGGCTGTAGTGTCAATAAAATAGTCGGGGGCCTCGTGGCAGTTAAGAAATCAGAAATCTACAGTTCGCTTTGGGCAAGTTGTGACGCGCTTCGGGGCGGGATGGATGCCTCGCAATACAAAGATTACGTCCTCGTCTTGCTGTTCGTGAAATACGTCTCCGACAAATATGCAGGCGATCCGGACGGTCTGATCGAAATCCCTGAGGGTGGTAGCTTTGCCGATATGGTTGCCCTGAAAGGTGACAAAGAAATCGGCGAGAAGATTAACATCATTATTGCGAAGCTGGCCGAGGCGAACGACCTGAAGGGCGTGATCGACGTTGCCGATTTCAACGAGGAAGAGAAGCTCGGCACTGGTAAGGAAATGGTCGATCGGTTGTCAAACCTAGTGGCGATTTTCAACCGCCCTGAGCTTGATTTCCGCAAGAACCGGGCCGAGGGCGACGACATCCTCGGCGATGCCTATGAATACCTGATGCGCCACTTTGCAACTGAGTCGGGCAAGAGCAAGGGACAGTTCTACACGCCATCCGAAGTGTCGAAAATCATGGCGAAGGCCATCGCCATCAGCGCTTCCAACCGCCCGGACCAGACAATCTACGACCCAACATGCGGCTCCGGCTCACTTCTCTTGAAGGCGCGCGACGAAGCCCCAGCGGGCATCACAATCTACGGCCAGGAAAAAGACGTCGCCACCCGCGCCCTCGCCAAAATGAACATGGTGCTGCACGACTGCCCGACCGCGGAAATCTGGCGGGACAACACGTTGGCCAATCCGCATTTCAAGAACCCCAACGGCACCCTGAAAACCTTCGACTTCGTGGTCGCCAACCCGCCATTCTCGGACAAAGCCTGGGGAACCGGGCTTGATCCGGCAAACGACATCTACGATCGTTTTGACTACGGTGTTCCCCCTGCCAAGAACGGCGACTTTGCCTATCTGCTCCATATCATCGCCTCGCTGAAAACTACCGGCAAAGGCGCAGTCATTCTGCCGCACGGTGTTCTCTTCCGCGGCAATGCCGAAAGCGAAATCCGTGAGAAGATCATCAAGAAGGGCTACATCAAGGGGATCATCGGCCTGCCTGCCAACCTGTTCTATGGCACCGGCATCCCAGCTTGCATCGTGGTGATCGACAAGGAAAACGCCCACGCCCGCACTGGCATCTTCATGATCGACGCCTCCAAGGGCTTCGTGAAGGACGGCAACAAGAACCGGCTGCGGTCGCAGGACCTGCACAAGATCGTCGACGCCTTCACCAAGCAGATCGAGATCGACAAATATTCCCGCATGGTGCCGCTGGCCGAGATCGAAAAGCACGGCTTCAACCTGAACATCCCGCGTTACATCGACAGTTCCGAACCCGAAGACCTGCAGGACATCGAGGCGCATCTGAAGGGCGGCATCCCGGTGCGCGATGTCGATGCGCTGGCCGAGTTCTGGGATGTTCTGCCTGCCGTTCGGGCCACGCTCTTTGGCCCAGGGGATCGGCCGGGCTATCTGACGCCGCTGGTCGATGCGGCCGAGGTCAAGGGCGCGATCCTGAACCACCCCGAGTTTGCCGCCTTCACCGCCCGCGTGACCGAGGTGTTCGATGCCTGGTCAGCCGCCCATATCGACCGGCTGCGCGGCATTGCCATTGGCGACCATCCCAAGGCCCTGATCGCCACCCTGTCCGAAGACCTGCTGGATCGCTTCAAACCCGTGCCGCTGATTGATGGCTACGACGTCTATCAGCACCTGATGACCTATTGGGCCGAGGTGATGCAGGACGACACCTATATCCTTGTGCAGGATGGCTGGGCGGCGGGGCGCGTGATCCGTGAACTGGTCAAGAATGCCGAGGGCAAGTTCACCGAAACCCCCGACATCACGCTGGGGCGGCGAAAGCTGAAGGCGGAACTGATCCCGCCCGCGCTGATCGTGGCGCGGTTCTTCGCCACCGAACAGGCCGCGCTGGAGGCGTTGGAGGCCAAGGCCGAAGAGGCCGCGCGGGCGGTGGAGGAGTTGGACGAGGAACATGGCGGCGAGGATGGGTTGCTGTTCGAGGCCAAGACCGACAAGGGCAAGCTGACCGCGAAATCTGTCAAGGACCGGACCCGCGACATACGTCTGGACAAGGAGGCGGGCGAAGAGCGGGCGATGTTGAAAACCTGCCTGTCGCTGATCGAAGCGGCGGCGGATGCCGATGCGGCGGTCAAGGCGGCGCAGGCGGCATTGGATGCGGCGGTGGTGGCGCAATATGCCAAGCTGACCGAGGAACAGGTCAAAGCGCTGCTGGTACAGGGCAAATGGCTCACGAAGGTGCGGTCGGATGTGGCGGCCGAGGTGGACCGCGTGAGCCAGGCTCTGGCGCGGCGGGTCAAGATGCTGGCGGAACGCTATGCCACGCCACTGCCGAAACTGGCCGAGGATCTGGACGCGCTGAGTGCCAAGGTGGCGGCGCATCTGAAGCGGATGGGGTTCGCGGCGTGACGATGCAGGGGGAGATCAGGCCGGGGTATAAGCAGACTGAGGTGGGGGTTGTTCCGGAAGATTGGGATGTTCAGCACTTCGAAAGTGTCTTCAGGAAGGTTCCGAGTAAGGCATATCAGATACAGACGTCAGAATACCGTGAAATGGGACTTTTCCCGATTGTGGATCAAGGTCAGAAGCGCATCGTAGGATACTCTGACTTCGCCGAAAAGCTATTTGCGGTCCCTGAAGGCGGAGTAATCATCTTCGGGGATCACACGTGCATCGTAAAGTTAGTGCTGCATGATTTCGTTGTTGGCGCTGATGGGACGCAAATCCTTGTCCCAAAATCAGGCCACTCAGCAACCTTTCACAGCTTCGCATTGGAGCACAGGGGAATTGAGGCAACGGGATACAATCGGCACTTTAAGTTTCTGAAGGAAAGAGATTTTCTATCTCCACCTCCGGAGGAACAACGCGCCATTGCGGCGGCGTTGGCGGATGCGGATGGGTTGATTGCGGCGTTGGAGGGGATGATCGCTAAGAAGCGCGACCTCAAGCAGGCCGCCATGCAACACCTCCTCACCGGCAAAACCCGCCTGCCGGGGTTCTCGGGGGAGTGGGAGGTGAAGCGGTTGGGCGAGATTTTTGATATTGGTTCAAGCAAGCGAGTGTTTCAGAGCGAATGGAAAACCCAAGGCGTGCCGTTTTATCGAGCGCGTGAGATTGTCCTGCTGGCTGACAATGAGGCTATCGAAAATCAGCTGTTTGTCTCGCGCGATCTATATGAGTCCCACAAAGCCAACTCTGGGGTTCCGGAAGTTGGAGATATGCTTGTAACGGGAGTCGGGACTCTTGGGCGCGTTTTCGTGGTTGAGAGTGACCAAGAGTTCTATTTCAAAGATGGCAATATTATTTGGTTCAAGATTCGTGGCAAAATGTCTGCGAGTTTTCTTCGTCAGCTTTTCTTGACCGAAGAAATCATGAGGCAAATCAGAGACTCCGCGGGTGGCAGTACCGTTGGAACTTACACGATTTCTGGGGCAAAGAAGACTGTTATTCCTTTCCCATCTCTCTCTGAACAAACCGCTATCGCCGAAGTCCTTTCCGACATGGACGCCGACCTCGCCGCGCTTGAGGCGCAGGCCGCCAAGGCTCGCGCGGTCAAGCAGGGCATGATGCAGGAACTGCTGACCGGACGGGTGCGGCTGATATGACGGCGAGCGGAGATCAGGTGTTCATCGGCTGGGATGTCGGCGGCTGGAACTGCGACAAGAACCCCACCAGCCGCGATGCGCTGGTGGTGCTGGATGGCGCGGGCGCGCGGATCGGCCAGCCCTGGCGCGGCAACCTGCGTCTGACCATCAACGCCTCAACCACAGGCACCGATTTCCTGACGGCGATCCTCGCCCTGTGCAAGCTGCCCCCGCTTGCAAGCACAGCCAAAGCCACAATCGCCATCGACGCCCCGCTCGGCTTTCCGGCCGCTTTCGCCCAGTTGATCACCGGCGGCGTACCGCTGGACCAGATCGGCCGGTCTTATGAGAACCCCTATCTTTACCGCTTCACTGAACGGCGCCTTGACGAGGAAGGCCTGACCTCGCTGTCGGCCGTCAAGGACATGATCGGCAGCCAGTCGACCAAGGCCATGCACGCCGTCGCCCGCTTCACCCAGATGATCGCGCCGGGCGTCTGGTCGGATGGCGCGCAGATGACCCTGATCGAAACCTATCCCGCGCTCTGCCGGGCGCGGGCGCGGGGTGTGTTTCCCGAACTCGACAAGCCCATCAACGGCCCAAAGGCGGATATCATGGACGCCGAGGTCTGTGCCTATATCGCCCATGCCTTTGTGCTGCGGCGCGACTGGCTGGAAGCACCGCCCGCAGATGCCCCGGTGTCCGAGGGCTGGATATGGGCGCCGCTGCCGCAAGTTAACAGGAAGCAGGTTCCGTCATGAGCACCGTGGGCCAGATCGAAAAGCGGACACAGGCGCGGGTCGTGCAGCTGTTTCAGGACCAGCTTGGTTATGACCATCTGGGCAACTGGATCGACCGGGTGGGCAACGCGAATATTGAGCCCACCTACCTGCGCCCGTTCCTTGAGGCCATGGGCTACGCCCCCGCGCTAATCACCAAGGCCATCGCGCATCTGACCAAGGTGGCGACGGACCAATCGCGCAGCCTTTATGACATCAATCGCGACGTTTACGACCTGCTGCGCTATGGGGTGAAGGTGAAGGCGGATGTGGGCGAGCAGACCCAGACCGTCTGGCTGATCGACTGGAAAGACCCAGAGGCCAACCATTTTGCCATTGCCGAAGAGGTGGCGATCAAGGCCGCGACCTCGGATGGCAAAACCTTCGGCAAGCGGCCGGATGTGGTGATCTATGTCAACGGCATCGCGCTGGGCGTGCTGGAACTGAAGCGTTCGACCGTTTCGGTATCGGAAGGCATCCGCCAGAACCTCGACAACCAAAAGCCGATGTTCATCCAGCGGTTCTTCACCACCATGCAGATGATCATGGCGGGGAATGACACCGAGGGGCTGCGCTATGGCGTGATCGAGACGAAGGAGAAGTATTGGCTGGCCTGGCGCGAAGAGAACCCGGCTTACCGCGAGGGCATCGACAAGCGTGACCAGCGTTATCTGGCCGACGTGCCGGGCGTTTCGCGATTGGACACCGCGTTGCTGCGCCTGTGCGCCAAGGATCGCTTCCTCGACATGATCCATAATTTCTTGGTGTATGACGCGGGCGTCAAGAAGACCTGCCGTCACAACCAGTATTTTGGGGTGCATGCGGCCCAGGAGCAGATCAGGCGGCGCGAGGGCGGGATCATCTGGCACACCCAAGGGTCCGGCAAAAGCCTGACAATGGTTTGGCTGGCCAAGTGGATACGGGAGAATGTGAAGGGCGCGCGGGTGCTTGTCATCACCGACCGCACAGAATTGGACGAACAGATCGAGAAGGTTTTCAAGGGCGTCAACGAGGACATCCTGCGCAGCAAAAGCGGCGCCGAACTTATAGCGCAGTTGAATGCAGAGGCCCCATGGCTGCTGTGTTCGCTGATCCACAAGTTCGGTGGCAAGGAAGAGTCTGACGCTGATGTCAGCGGCTACATCGAAGAGGTGCGCCAGGCGCTGCCGAAGGATTTTCGCGCCAAGGGCGACGTTTACGTCTTTGTCGACGAATGCCACCGCTCGCAAAGTGGCGATCTGCACAAGGCGATGAAGGCGATCCTGCCGAATGCGATGTTCATCGGTTTCACCGGAACGCCGCTGCTGAAAGAGGACAAGCAAACCAGCCTCGAAGTGTTTGGCCCCTACATCCACACCTACAAATTCAACGAGGCGGTCGCGGACGGCGTCGTGCTTGATCTGCGCTATGAGGCGCGGGATATCGACCAGAACGTGACGTCGCAGGCGAAGATCGATCAATGGTTCGAATTGAAAACCAAAGGCCTGAACGATTTGGCCAAGGCGCAGCTGAAGCAGCGCTGGGGCACCATGCAAAAGGTGCTGTCGAGCCAATCGCGGCTGGAAAAGATCGTCGGCGATATCCTGATGGATATGGAGTTGAAGGACCGGCTGAAAAGCGGCCACGGCAATGCGATGCTGGTGTCGTCAAGCATCTATCAGGCTTGCAAGTTCTACGAGCTGTTCGACAAGACCGATTTGGCAGGTAAATGCGCGATTGTGACGTCTTACAAGCCGTCGGCCAGCGATATCAAAGGCGAAGAAAGCGGTGAGGGGCTGACCGAACGGCTGCGCCAGTACGACATCTACACCAAGATGCTGGGCGGTCAGGAGGCCGAGGCATTCGAGAAACAGGCCAAGAAGAAGTTCATCGACGAGCCCGGGCAGATGAAGCTGCTGATCGTGGTGGACAAGCTTCTCACTGGATTCGATGCGCCGTCGGCAACTTACCTCTACATCGACAAGAAGATGCAGGATCATGGCCTGTTCCAGGCGATCTGCCGGGTCAACCGGCTGGACGGCGACGACAAGGAATATGGCTATGTCATTGACTACAAGGACTTGTTCAAAAGCCTTGAGACCTCGATCAAGGATTACACGACCGAGGCTTTCGACGGCTATGACAAGGAAGATGTAGCCGGGCTGCTGACCGATCGCCTGAAGATGGCTCGGGAACGCCTCGACGATGCGCTTGAGGCGGTCAGGGCCCTGTGCGAGCCGGTCGATGCGCCGCGCGACACCCACGCCTATCTGCGGTTCTTCTGCGCCGAAGATACGGCCGACAAAGACGCGTTGAAAGAGAATGAGCCGAAGCGTCTCGCCCTTTATCGGTTGGCGGCCGCGCTTTTGCGGGCCTACGCCGATGTTGCGAATGAAATGGCTGAGGCAGGCTATTCCGAAATTGAAGCCGCAGCCATCAAGGCGGACGTCGATCACTTCGAAAAGGTGCGAAACGAGGTCAAGCTGGCAAGCGGCGATTACATCGATCTCAAGATGTACGAGCCTGCGATGCGACATTTGATCGACACCTATATTCGGGCCGAGGAAAGCGATGTCATTTCCAAGTTCGATGATCTGTCGCTGATCCTGAGAACGGCGGTGCAAAACTCGGCCACGGTAGCGGCGGGATAGTCCTGCTGCGGGCGGCGTAAAAACCGGCCACTTTGCTCTTCATGCAGCTGTATGGAGGGTTTGGAGATCTACACCGTGGAACTTTACCTGAAGGTTCGTCTGGCCTGTGCCGACGGCATGAGCAAGCGCGCTGCGGCGCGCCATTTCAACATTTCGCGCGACACTGTCGACAAGGCCATGGCGTTTTCGATCCCCCCCGGCTACCGGCGGACGTCTCCTGTCAAGCGGCCGAAGCTGGATGGGTTCACCGAGATCATCGACAGCTGGCTCGACGGCGACAAGGATGTTCATCGCAAGCAGCATCATACCGCCAAGCGTGTATTCGACCGTTTACGGGCAGAGCATGGTTTCACCGGCGGATACACGATCATCAAGGATTACGTTCGGGATCGGGAGCTGCGGGGCCGGGAGATGTTCGTGCCGCTCGTCCACCCGCCGGGGCATGCGCAGGCGGATTTTGGCGAAGCCGTTGTGATCATCGGCGGCGTCGAGCAGAAGGCCCATTTCTTCGTCATGGACCTGCCGCACAGCGATAGCTGTTTCGTGCGGACGTATCCTGCGGCGACGGCGGAGGCCTGGATGGATGGCCATGTCCATGCCTTTGCCTTCTTCGGCAGGGTGCCGCAAACGGCGCTTTATGACAACGACCGCTGCCTTGTGTCGAAGATCCTGCCGGACGGGACGCGCAAGCGCGCCACGCTGTTCAGCGCCCTGCAGTCGCATTACCTGTTCCGGGATCGGTATGGGCGGCCGGGCAAGGGCAACGACAAGGGCAGCGTCGAGGGGCTGGTGGGTTACGCACGGCGCAACTTCATGGTGCCCATCCCCCGCTTTGCCAGTTGGGTGGAGTTCAACGCCGACCTCGAAGCCCAGTGCCGCAAGCGCCAGCACGACATTCTGCGCAGTCACAAGGAGCCGATCGGCGATCGGCTGCAGCGTGATCTGACCGCGATGAAGCACCTGCCTGGCGCGCCATTCGAGGCCTGCGACCAGGCCAACGGCAAGGTCAGTTCACAGTCGCTTGTGCGCTATGACACCAACGACTACTCGGTGCCGGTTGCCTATGGCCATCAGGATGTGTGGGTGCGGGGCTATGTCGACCAGGTCGTGATCGGCTGCCGCGGGGAGGTGATTGCCCGGCACCCACGCTGCTACGCGCGCGAGGACGCCGTCTTCGATCCGGTCCATTACCTTCCCCTGATCGAGCGCAAGATCAATGCCTTGGATCAAGCGGCACCCTTGGCAGAATGGAACCTGCCCGAAGAGTTTCATACCCTGCGTCGCCTCATGGAGGCGCGCATGCTCAAGATGGGGCGGCGCGAGTATGTCCAGGTTCTGCGCCTGCTCGAGACCTTTGGCCTCAATGATCTGCACGGAGCGATCAAGGATGCCCTTCGACTGCGTGCGGTGGGCTTCGACGCGGTCAAGCACCTGCTGCTCTGTCGGATCGAAAGCCGACCGCCGAAGCTCGACCTTGCAAGCTATCCCTATCTGCCGCGCGCGAATGTGGAGGCGACCTCGACCGCCAGCTACATGGCGCTGATGTCGGAGGCGGCGGAATGACCGAGGCCCCGAAGATCCTGCTTGTCCATCATCTGAAGACCCTGAAGCTGCCGACCTTCCTGCGGGAATACGAGAAGCTGGCGCGCCAATGCGCGGCCGAGGGGCGGGACCATGTCCAGTTCCTGGCGCGCCTGGTCGAGCTGGAACTGATCGACCGTGAGCGGCGGATGGTGGAGCGCCGCATCAAGGCGGCGAAGTTCCCGGCCACCAAGAGTCTTGACAGCTTCGACTTCAAGGCGATCCCCAAACTCAACAAGATGCAGGTGCTGGAACTGGCCCGCTGCGAATGGATCGATCGGCGGGAGAACGTCATCGCCCTCGGGCCGAGTGGAACCGGCAAGACCCATATCGCCCTCGGCCTGGGTCTGGCCGCCTGCCAGAAGGGGATGTCGGTCAGCTTCACCACCGCCGCCGCGCTGGTCAATGAACTGATGGAGGCCCGCGATGAGCGCCGGCTACTTCGCGTCCAGAAACAGATGGCCGCAGTCAAGCTGCTCATCATCGATGAGTTGGGCTTCGTGCCCCTCTCCAAAACCGGCGCCGAACTGCTGTTCGAGATGATCTCGCAGCGCTACGAGCGCGGGGCCACGCTGATCACCAGCAACCTGCCGTTCGATGAATGGACCGAAACCTTCGGCACCGAACGCCTGACCGGCGCGCTGCTCGACCGGCTGACGCACCACGTCAACATCCTCGAGATGAACGGCGAGAGCTATCGTCTGGCGCAAAGCCGCACCCGAAAATCCACCGAAACTGCCTGAGCCGACCCGCGCTGGCTTGGCCCTTGAGGGCCAAGGCGGCCAGTCAACCGCCAGCTATCTGGGGAGCGCGGCTGACTGGCCGCCGCCTCGTGGCGCGCGTCATGCCCAAACCCAAAGTGGCCTACTTTTGCGCCGCCCAATGGCCGGCTTTTACTCCGCCGTTGACAAGCATTCCCTTTTCCCGCCCATGGCAGTCGGGCGCGGAAGCCGCGGCTGACCCCTCGCGCGCCACACGCGGTGCGCGCCGTTGACCTGGGATCGCAGCCAACGGACCGGTGAAGACCAGATCTGACGAAGTGCGAATGCCTCCTGGTTTCGGGTCCAACCAAAGTTTTGAAAGCGCATGGCATGCTGGATTTGGTGAGGTGGATTTGGCCAAGTGGATTTGGCAAACTGGATTTGGTGGATTTGGCAAAAGAATCCAGCAGGCCAAAGTCGTGATTATCTAAGCCGCTGATATATTTAGGTTTACCCGACGAATTTCCGCCAAGTGGCTTCCGCCTGGATTCCCCGGTGAAAAAGCCAGTCGCTAGCGAAATGCCGCGCTGCGCCCCCCCGCATACAATCGGGCCCGGGGAGGAACCATGCCAGGGGGCACAAGCGAAAGCGCCCGGAGGGGCCGCCTTCGGACGCAAGTCTTCGATGTTCAAGAAGTGGGCCAAGAGGGGGAGGGTTTGTCAAAGGGTTATGGTCGCGAGACGTATGTTTGGCTCGTAGTTTGGACCAACGTAGGTGCCTGATCCAAATGGGAAGCTTCGTTATGTCAAAGGTTTGCTTGACGTGTCACAGCTATTTGGATCGGGCGTTTGGTTCATACGGACAGATAGGCTGGCTCTTGAGCCAAATCAGGGAAGCCTGTAGCGGGTGCCTCGCTTTACGCCTTCCGACACTAGTCGGCCGGACTGTATCAGATCAGCAAGACCGCGCTTGATCTGCGTCCTCGGGATCTCACTACCGATACGACCTTGGATATCACTGATCTGGGAAAGTGGGTAGCGGCCAACATCCTCGACGATGAGGGCAGCCAAGCGGTGCGGTTCAATGCGCTTCAATGTAGTTTCACCCGCGAACTGGAGACTTCGCAACAGCTGAGGATCAACAAAATACTTGGTGGCCTGCGTGCGCCCTACGCTCTTTACCAGACCCCAGTCTACCAGTCGCCGGATCCACGGCTGCAAATTTTCAATTGATCCCAGCTCGAGACTGCCAATAAGTTCACGCGCCGTCAGTGCATCGTGCTGAGCCAACAGTCCCAGAGAAATTCGTTCGCGCTGCGTAAGGTGGTAGGTCTCGTCAGCCTTTGCGATAAAATCGATGACTTCAGGCTTCAGGATCCGGCGGCGGACTATAACCGTCACGCTGTCTGCACCCTCTATAATTTCGGGGGCAGGGCGGCCCTGTGAAAGCAAAACTTCATAGACTCGATCAAAGCCGCTTCCCTCCCGTTCCATCAATTTCAGGTCATGAAACAGGCGTGCCAGATGCTCATTTCTGCGAACGGTAGTGTGCAGAACGTTTTGCGGTGTGACACCGAGCGGGAGTTGGCCGGGGTTCACGATTTCGAGTCGATCTGGATGCAGATTCAGGAAGATGTCTCCGCGTTGCGTGTAAGGGCGGTGCACCAATGCGTTCACCAAAAGCTCACGAACGACAACCTCGTCAAACGCCGGAACGTGCTGTCGGAATAGCCCGTCGGGCAGCTCGTATCGCTCTCGAAAATCTGGAATGTCACGCCAAATCGCTTCGATCAATTCCATTGGACTTACCGTGTGATCGTCCCAAACGATCTTGTTCACCTTTTGCCCTAACTCATCTTGTTTGATGAATTGAACCACCGGCGCCGTGCTGAGTTTTGCACGATCCCGCTGTCTGCCCACGCAGAGCACACCTAGATTAGTAAGGCTTGAACCTTCTGCCAGCTGGTAGTGGTCCAGCAGTTCATTTTGGGTTTTTTCCTTGACGGACGGCTTCACCCGATCAGAAGCACGCAGGTCGGCAATGAGCTTGCCCAACTTTTCAGCGTCGGCACTTTCCCGCAAAACAGCAAGCGTCGTCTGCGTCTCCCACGGCAACGCTGAGCGTTCGTTCGCAAGACGCAGGACATCATCACCCGTCACGGGCTTGCTCTGATCGATCACCCGAAGGAAATATCTGCCGTCGCTGGTCGACGCGACACCCGTCGATCTTGCGATGGTGAGTTCAAGATACTGACCACCATTCTCGGCCGTCAGAATCTGGGGAAGCAATACAACGCCAACGGTCTTTTCTCCAATCTTCTTTCTGACCGTGTCGGCAAGGCTGGCAAGGACAACTTGGCCTGAAGGCGGTGCGTCGTCGTCGTCCTCGATGCCGATCAAAAGACGCCCGCCGGTTGCGTTGGCAAAGGCGATGCAATCCTTTATCAACTCAGACCAATCAGCGGTTTTGCCGCTTACAGCCCGAAGTGATTTTTTGTCGAGCAGTTGGCCTTCTTTGCTCATGCACCGACCCTTTTTAAGTTGCCCACGCGCATCACATTACCTCCAGCTTCGGCAAGCCGCGCACGATTTCGATGGTTCGCAGGCTGACGGTGATGACGCGTTGGAACAGTTCCAGCGGGTAGGCGGGGTTGCCGACGGTTTCGGTGGCGTAGCGGTTAGCGTCGTTTTCGATGCCGCTATCCTTGTCGGTCTTGACCACCTGGCGTTCCATCACCCATTCCAGCGCGGGCTTGCCATTGACGACGTAGTCATAGGCTTCCAACGGGATGTCCTGCATGGTGATGTTGGCGTTGTAGATGACGGTGGTCTTGTTCTTTTCCTTGCCGGTCTTGCCGAAGGCCCATTTGGTGACGCGGTAGAAGGCCTCGGGGTTCTTGATGTCGGCCAGGCGCAGGTCGCCTTGCTTGATCGTGACGGGGTAGGGTTCGACCGTTTCATAGTTCACATGCAGGTCGCCGAGCTCGCGGCCCGCGCGGCTGAAGGCCCAGAAGTCGGCGGCGGTTTTCACGCGGGGGATGCGGGGCAGTTCCTTGGACAGGTTGTCGGCGTATTTCGCGCGGTAATCCTCGGAATGCAGCAGGCCGTAGACGTAGTAGAAGAGGTCTTCCTTGTTGATCGTCTCGCCGGGATAAGCGTCCTGGAAGTGCTTCAGGCCAGCGTCAGTGATCCCGTCGCGACGTTGATTGTCGGACGTTTGGCCACCGAAGAGGCCACTGGGTTCCTCGTGCTGCTGATTATAAAGGTATAGAGGGAAGCACTGCGCCCCTGTGTCAGTTTGATCCGCATATATGCCGTCCAACATTAACGCGATCTGACCGTCTTTCCTCCAATTTCCCTTAATAGAAATCACGCGATTTTCTATCTGTTGGGTGGGAAACATATCCAATAGTTTGCCAGGGCGTTCGATCAAGTTCTTATCTGTACAGACTAATTGTTTTGTGAACGGCCGGTAAACTGAAAGTGCTATTGCAGCGCCGTTGAATTCGATCTTCTGCCGGGCTCCAAGACGTCGTTTTAAATCGGCCGACCAAGAAATTTTGGTTGGATCAGAGTCTGCAATATACTCGATGTCACCTGAACCGACCTTTACAAGCTGCCTATTGTATTCCGCAATCATCGAAATCAGTTTTTCGCAAAGTTGAATTTTGGAGGAATTATAGCACCAAGCATCTCGACTCGTAAGAAATCCGCGAGAAAATGCGGAGAAAATGGCCGGAGAACCAGACCGATCTCCCATTGGTAAATAGCGGTCAAAAGACGAGTCTCTCTGATTTAGCCAATCGTTGCGCTCATCAGGAGTGATTTGCGACCAACCTTGGGCTCTAGATATTCCTCCGATGCTTGCGAAATCTCGAACGATCGCAAGCTTCTGTTTCTGATCGAGGTAGTCTCCGATATCATGAAAGTGGATACGACCATACTCGGTGGCATTGGGGTTCTTGACGAAAATGCTGATGGCGATCGGTGCGCGGCTACCTGAGCCAAATATCTTGCCTCCCTCACGACGAGATAGCTCCCCGCTAGTGCGTTGGTTTCCACGCAAATGAAAAATGTAAAGGTTGCTGAACTCTTCCGCCAAACATGCGCGCAGGCCATCTGCCGCATTTCCATCGACCCAGCCAGCGTTGGTAACATACCCCACAACACCAGCATCGCCAATCCGATCCGACGCCCAGCGGATCGACCTGATATAGCTGTCGTAAAGCGCGCTCTTGAGGGTTGCTGTTGAACGCGCTGCATAAGTATCTCGGATGCGCCCATCAAGAGTCGCATAGCTCACATTGGCATTGTTGTCGTTTGCGCTATCTTGCCCCGCCGAATAGGGTGGGTTGCCCACGATCACGCGGATATCCGTAGCCTTCTGCCGCTTCCGCCGTTCCGAGTTGTCGGGCATGTAGTGCGAGATCAGGTCGTCGCTTTCATACATCTGGAAGGTGTCGGTCAGGCAGATGCCCTCGAACGGCACATAGTCGCCGCCCTGCAGCCCGTTATAAACCGCCTCGATGTTGATCGCGGCGATGTAATAGGCCAGCAGCACGATCTCGTTGGCGTGGATTTCGTGGCGGAACTTGTGCTCCATCTCTTCGGGCGCGATCAGGCCGGATTGCAGCAGACGGGTGATGAAGGTGCCGGTGCCGGTGAAGGGGTCGATGATGTGGACGCCGGGGGAGCCGAGGGTCTGGCCGAATTCGGATTGCAGCACCTCGTTCACCGAATGGATGATGAAATCGACGATCTCGACCGGGGTGTAGACGATGCCCAGCTTTTCGGTGGTGCGGGGGAAGGCGCGGCGGAAGAACTTGTCGTAAAGCTCGACGATCAGTTTCTGCTTGGCCTGGGGGTCGGTGATTCCCTGTGACCGCAGCTTGACGCTGGCGTAGAACTTTTCGAGGTCTCGGGATTCCTTGTCGAGGTTGGCCTCGTTCAGCACATCCAGCACGCGCTGCATGGCGCGGGAGACAGGGTTTTCGGCGGTGAACTTGTGGCCTTCGAAGAGGGTTTCGAACACGGGCCGGGTGATGATGTGCTGCGCCAGCATCTCGATGGCGTCGCTCTCAGAGATGGTGTCGTTCAGATCGTCACGCAGTTCGCCAAGGAAGGCATCGAAGGCGCGGCGCGCTTCGGTGTCGGGGTCTTTCAGCAGGGCGGTCAGGCGAGTGATGTGGTTCTTGGCGATCTCTGCGATGGAGGCTGACCAGTCCTCCCAATAATCGCGGGTGCCGCATTTCTTGACGATCTTGGCCATAATGGCGCGGGAGAATTCGTCGATCGAGAAGGTCATCTCGGTTTGGGTTGGTTCAGGCCCCTCGATGACATCATCGCCATTTCCGCCACCGCCCGAGCCGATACCGGAACCGGCTGCCTTGGTTTTGTTCGGCAAGTTCTGGACGACCGCGGTGACAGATTTCAGCTCTTCGGACTCGGCGGTGATGCCGACGATTTCAATGGTATCGCTGATGTCTTGGCCAAGCGACATTTTGTTGATGGTGCTGTCGAAGCGTTCGTCATGGGCGCGCAGGGCGTTCAGGATCTGCCAGACGACGCGGTAGCGTTCGTTGTCGGCCAGTGCCTGTTCGGCTGGAACCCCGGCGGGCACGCCGACCGGGAGGATAACATAGCCCATTTTCTTGCCCGTGGCTTCGGACGTCCGCATTACTCGACCGACCGACTGGACGACATCGATCTGACTCTTGCGGGGGTGCAGGAACATGATGGCGTCAAGGGCTGGAACATCGACGCCTTCGGACAGACAGCGGGCGTTCGTCAGGATACGGCAGGTATTATCTCCCGCATCGGCCTTCAGCCAATCCAGCAGTGCGCCGCGGGTCTTGGCGTTGAAAGTGCCGTCAACATGTTCGATTTCGCACTGGAGGTGGCTGGTAGGTTCGTCGCTCTCGATCAGACTGTCCTGGCCGAGATATTCATCCACCACGGCGGCAAATTCGTCGCGGATCAGTTTGGAGCTGCGGATGTCCTTAGCAAACGCGATGGCGCGATGCATCGGGCGAGGATCCGCGGCGACGTCGATTTTTAGGTCGATCTTGGTCAGCGCCTTGTAACAACCGATGATCTTGGTTGCATCATCCAACACCAGTTCACTGCCCGCGTCGCCGAGCCGTTTTTGCACCGCCGCGCTGACCAAACCCTCGTCCATCGCCAGCACGATGACCTTGTAATCGGTGAGCAGGCCGTTCTGCACCGCCCAGCCAAAGCCACGGTGAAACAATATTTCGCCAAACAGCGCGGAGTCGTCCATAGAAACAAGGTCGGCACCGACTTCTTCCGCCTTGCTGCGAACATTATCACCAAAGATCCGGGGCGTGGCGGTCATGTAAAGGCGCTTGCGGGCCCTCACATTGTCATTGCTGTGGATCTTGACGAAATTTGATTCCTCATCGCCGTCGAGGGTGGCACCGGTGGTGCGGTGCGCCTCATCGCAGATGATCAGGTCAAAATCGGGCAGACCTGCTTCCTGAGCACGGGTCAGTGTGACGATGGACTGATAGGTCGAGAAGATGACCGTCATCCGTTCCGGATCGTCCGCACCCGCCTTTTCGGCAACTTTGACCGGGTCTGTGGTGGCCGGAAACGCCAGATCGTGGATTTCGATTTCCGCGATGTCGTCCGTGCTTTTACGGCGCTTGCCGACATGGGCGTCAGAGCATACCGCGAAGGCGCGGATCGGCGTTTCGGTGTCATTGGTCCATTCACGCACAGTCTGGGACATCAGCGCCAGTGATGGCACCATAAACAGAACGCGCTTGCCTTTGCCCGCGATGGCTTCGGCGATTTTCAGCGAGGTGAAGGTCTTGCCCGTGCCGCAAGCCATAATCATCTTGCCGCGATCAGCCGCAGCGAGGCCCTTGCTGACGTCCGCCAGCGCGTCCCGCTGGTGCGGCATCAAGGTCTTCTTGGCGCTGAGCACGATCTCACCGCGCGCCTCAAAAATGGTCCAGTTGATCCGGCTTTCGCGAAGGTCGGTCAGCCCGATACGAACGACCGGGATGGCCTGATCGCGGATCATTTCCTCGGCGTTGGAGCCCCATTCCCTTTCGGTCGTGTCGAGAACGACGCGCCTGCGGAAAGGCTCCTTGCCCGAGGCGGAGATGAAGCTGTCGATATTGGCTTTCTGGATTCGTGTATCAGCGGCATAGAATTTGGCTTGAATCGCAGCAAAACCATCCTCATTGCGCAGTTTTGCGACCAGATCGATGCCGACATCCTTGCCATCACGACCATTGGCCTTTGCCCATTCAGACCATGTCCAGACCGCCTCGTACTCCTCAGACTGAACCGGGTCGTTTAGGAAGAAAGCCAGCCCGAGGCGTTCAAAGTAGGTGCCCTTTTCGCGTTCGGTGACAGCAGCATCGCGGTAGGATTGAAGGATTCTATCGATGGCCGTCATATGCACCCCAGACAATATTTTTCGTCAACCTAGCGATGAAGAAGACGGCATGCGACCAATAAAATCGCCATTGGGGGCTTTCACATGCGATTAAAGTTCTCGGCATGTTTTTCGTGCCACGGCTGGACTTTAGGCATCGCCGTCGTCACCTGCACCTCACGAAGCATATTACCCGCCAACAGCCCATCCCGCACCCAATCCAGCGCCAGCCACCAATCCTCATAGCCGCGCCGAGCGGAGGCGATCTGCTCTGGGTGCGGTCGCCAGGTGACGGGACATGCCAGAACCTCGACGGTGCGCCACTTGCCACGCGACAGCACGCGTTCGGTGCCAACCACGATGGTGCTAGAGCGCTCGCCATGCTGGTTGCATTTGGTCTCGAGGGGTACGCAACGCGGGACGACGCCGGGCAGCCAGTCGGGCGTCATGCCGGCCCGCGCCAGTTCGGCGACGTAGATCGCCATGCGTTTGCCGCCCAAGTTGTTGGGCATCCCCGCAAGGGTGGCGGCCACGATCTCGGCATCCTGATGGGTGTAAGACTGGGAACTATGGCCGCCGCCGTCCACCTTGCACCCAAGGAGCGCCCGCTGGATCAACACGTATTCCATGCCAAACCCGAACCCTTCCTCATCAATGTCTCGCCGCTGTGGCAGCTCCAGCTGGGCTTTTTCCACCCGAAACGCCCATTCTAGAATGGCCTGAACGCCCAGCGCACGTTTCACCCGTGCGCCGCCTGCGCGCCCGATCCGTCCCTGCATGCTCATGGCAGCATTCCTTCAAAGAGGTTCATCTGCGCTGGGCCCTCCGGCTCCTCCGCCGGGCGCCAGATCCACGGGCCGGAGGCCGTGGGCAGCCGTGAGAGCGCGCCACGCATGCGCTGCTGCCAGAGGGTGAACTCCATTGCCGAGCAGGCGCAGAGCGCGTGACCGATGGGCCAGCCCATCAACCAGCCGACGAACAGCGGGTTCAGCCGCCGCCGCGCCCGACCCTTCAGAATCCGCCGCGAGACGACGCGCCCATGCGAGGCAATCATCGAAGCCCACAGCGGGCGCGAGATCGGGGCGTGATGCGAGGGTTGCAGCCCATGCGGCGCGATCACCGGGGCCGGGTGGATGAAGCCCTGTTCCGCCCGGTAGTGCAGGATATCCATCCTCGACTTGCCATCGGCCCGGGTCACGCTGGCCGGGCTGCTGCCCTTCCAGTTCTGCGCCGCCGGGGTCGGCCACTGGATCGCCTGCGCGCTCAGTTTCGGCTCGCCCCGGCTGTTGATCTTGCCGCGAAGACGGTCGGCCTGGTCGTCGGCCACAGGTGTTTGCCACTGTGCCGCCTGCGCTGGCAACGGTGGTATCCCGCCCGAGCCATAGCTCTGCCCCGGCCCACCTTTCGCGCCATCGGTCGCCTTCGGCGTCGACCAGTTGCTGATGCCCAGCGCCAGCGCCTCGGCCTTGCGGGTGAAGTCGCTGTTTCCGGCCGGGCTGTAGTTCGCTGTGCCGGGATGCAGGCTCATCGGTGTGGGCCAGGATGAAGATGCGCAACCGCTGGTGCGGCGCGCCAACCTCTGCCGCAGAGAACAGGCCCGCCGCAGGCGTGTAGCCCAAGTCCCAAAGCTCTCGCAGCACGGATTCAAGGCCGAGGGTGACATGACCTGCGACGTTTTCGAGAAACACCCATTCGGGCTGGCACTCGCCGATGACGCGGGCCACCTCTGGCCAGAGGTGCCGAGGGTCGTCAGCACCGCCACGCTTACCGGCGGCGCTGAAGGGCTGGCAAGGATATCCGGCGGTGACGGTGTCGAAGGCACCGCAGAAGGGTCGGGCATCGAATGTCCGCAGATCATCCCAGATTGGCGCGGGGGCGAAATACCGGGCGCGCTGGGCGGCGATGAGAACTGTGCGGGGCCAGTCTTCCCATTCCACAAATGCGCGGGTGTGATAGCCGGGTTCAGCGAGCATGACGCCCAGATCCAAGCCTCCGCCGCCTGCGCAGAGGGACAATCCACGCCGGGGACGTGACACCATGCCATTCACTGTCCCATCCGCTGGCGCAGGCGTTCCGGCGTGACGAGGCCACGCGCTAACATCAATCCGCAGGTGCGGCTGCCGAACAAATCGCGGGGAAAATAATCGTCCGAGTTCACGATTGCGGCGTAGTAGACCGCCACTTCATCATCGTTGTTCGGCGCTTGGGTTTCCGCCTTGCGGCGGCGCTTGGCTTTGCCGGAACTGGTCGAGGTCGCCGCCTTTTGGGCATCGCGCTGGGCTGCGCGTTCCATGAACCTATCGAGGGCCTTGGGACCGTCAGGCGGATTGGGATGATCACTGCGAGTTTCCCTCGCGGTCTGAATGATCCGGGCCTCCGACAGTCCGAGGTCATGCCGCCAGCGCCGAATATGCACCCGTGCAGGCCAGCCCTGCCACCAAGCGGGAAGGGCGGCGTTTGCGGCGAAGCCCAGCGCGGTCAGCAACTCCACGAAGAACCGATCAAAATCAGCGTCGCGCGCAGCGTCTTCCTCCTCCTCCTCCTTTACAGGTTCTCTTAGGGGTTCTCTTACAAGGTTAGTGTCCAAATTCTGGACACGGCTCGGGCCATTTTCTGGACACGGGGCGGCCTGTTTTTTGGACTCGGCTCCGTGTGCAAAATCTGGACACGGCTTTTCCCCCGAGGATGAGATTTCTTCCGGCCTTTCGGCGGTCGCAGCCGCAGGTGCAGGCGTAAACCCCTCCTCAAAGCCGAGGATGTACCGCGTCGACATCTGGCGCTTGGTGATCGGATCGATGCGCCGTTCGCGTCGCATCAGACCGCATTTTTCCAGATGGCTGAGATGGTTGTTCAGGCCGGAGCGGCTGACCTGAGAGTCATAGGCCAGCAGTTCCTGCGACGGAAAACAGCCATGCTCGGGGTTGTAGCGGTCGCAAAGGTGCCAAAGCACGATCTTGGTTGTGCCCTTGATGCTGCGCTGGTCGAGCGCCCAGACGGTCGCCTTGTGGCTCATGGTGCCACCCGTCGCGCTGGGCAGACGCGGCTGGTGAAACCATTGTCTGCCAAGGCGCCCAGCGCGTCATCAACAGACCGGACGAGCGCCCAGCCGAAGCCTTGGGCGCACATGTTGTCACGGAAAACCTCCTGCGATTTGCGCAACCGGCCGCTCGGACTTTTGACCTCGAGGAATAAGACCCGGCCGCCGGAGATCACGATCAGATCGGCAAAGCCCGTATGCACGCCCATGCCGACGAGGATCGATTGCCGGGTCTGGCCGCGGGAACCAGACTCGGTCACCTCGTTGGCGCAATGATGGACGATGGCATCGCGGGGAAGGGCGAAGCGCAACGCTTGGACGATGGCGCGTTGGGCATCGGCTTCGGGGGTGCTGCGTCGGTTCATGCGGCGCCTCCGTTCGGAAAAGCAGCCGCCGCGATGGCGCGCAACGGGCGATGATCCAGTTGGCACAACAGGTCAATGGCGTAAGCGCATTCGCGGGCGTTATCAGTTTGCCCCGCGACGACACGTGCTGCGAGGATGACCAGCGAGTCCGGGTGTTGCGGGATGTCCGCCAAGATGCCGCGCGCTTCCGTCAGGCGGTTCTGCATCCAGCCGCAGATGCCTGGCAAAACTGTGATCGGGTGAGAAAGAGGTCGGTTCATTTCCGACCCCGCCGTGTTTTGGCCGGGCGGACTTGTTCTTGGGCGTTTATCCACTCTTGGACCGAGGTGCGGCGATAGAGGACCTTCCGGCCAATCCGGGTGCAGGGCGGGCCAAGCTGTCGCGCCTCCCAGCGCGCCAAGGTGTCGCTGGCGAGCCCAAGTTCACCGGCAAGCTGCTCGCGGCTGATCCATTCCGCCAGCAGGTGCAGCGGTTGTTCCTGCGAGGCAGGGGCAGTGTTTTGCATTTCGATCTCCCATCCAGATCCCGGCGATTGCCGGGGACGGGGAGAGAGAAGCAGACACAAGGTACCGGAACCTAGGCGGAGACCGGAATTGAAAGGCCGGATTCAATTCCGGTCCTTGTTTCATTGGGATTTAGCCATGAACTCCGGAATGCGGAATGGGACTACCGCCCAGCGCCGTTCCGCCTTTTCCGGTGCTGATGGCCAGAAATATTCGCTCGGCAGGGGTGACGGTCTGTGCGTGACAGCTTTGGGCTTCAGCCAGTAGCGAATGGCAAGTGCACGCCGCCCGCGCCCATGATCCGTAGGAATATCACCTGCCAGCGCTAAAGTCCGGTCACCGGCCGTGACGGCCAAACGTACCGTGCCAAAGCCTCCCAGAAGCTTTTTGTTCACGTTTTACCCTGCGACCAGGATGGCTAGTGCAAATTCTCCTAAATGGCGAGTAGCGTCATCAAGTCAGCTCAAGGCGATTCTATCAGTCATGGTTTCAGGGCATCGGCGCCACCGGCACCGGGTTCTCAAGGCATGGCCGATTGCCATACCTTGAGGCGTATTTTTGGACCGACTGCTTAAGTGCAAGTGACTGTTTAAGAACACGATCCCGCGACGCCCGGCGCTGACACGGGTATTGCCAATTGTTGAGAGGACGCACATCCGATGACTCTGCCACCAAGAGCCTTCTTTTCACTGAACGAATTTTGCGACCGCCTGGACTGTTCCCATGCCGATGTCGCTGCGTGGTCGATTGTCGGCCTTTTCGCTATTTTCACCGGCATCTCCCCGGTGCTCTGCGGCCTGCAGCCCGTCGCAGGGATCGTCGCTGTCAACGCCGCTGATATGATGAAGATGTTCCGCCGCCATGGGCATTGCGACGAGGAATGCCGGGTGATCCGCATTCGGCCGGAGGGCAGTGCCGAATGGCTTCACATCACTGAGCCAGCAGGGGGCGTCGTCATCAAACTGGCTGACTTGTTGCTGATGGCGGACGACTTGCGGAAGGTTGATGATGACCCAGACCGTCGCCGTCGCCCGGCACCCCCATTAGGTGCTGCGTCGCGCTACGACTGGGACGGGGCAATCATTATGCTGTTTTGCAGGTTCAACGACCGTGGAATACCCGCGACGCAGGTCGAACTGATTGCCGAGGTTCAGGACTGGTTTGCCCAGAACTCCCCCACCGGAGAAATTCCGGAGGAGAGCACGACGCGCAAGAAGATCGCGCCGATATGGCGGGCGCTGCGGGAAACCGCTTGAACGGCGACAGGGCAGGGGTAGTGCGGGGCGAGTTTTACCGCCTCACGCTATCTTCTTCTCTTGGTCGGCATCATGGACAAGCTGTGGTCGGGGCCGGAAGATGCTAGCCACAGCATTGACCCCATCTCGCAGGGGCGAGTCCATCAGGTGAGCATAGCGCTGGGTCGTCTGCATCTGCGTATGGCCCAGCAGTTTGCCGATCATCTCGAGCGAGGCCCCGCCGCTGACCAAGAGCGATGCAAAGGTGTGGCGCAGATCGTGGATCCGGACCTCTGGCAGGTTGGCCTCCTTCTGGATAGCCACCCAGAAGCGGCGCATTTCCTTGACCGGCTGGCCGGGCGTGTCGCCGGGGAACAGCCACGGACTGCCCTTTGGCACCAGCAACCCGCGCTGGCGCACGATGGCCGCCACATCGCCGGAGATCGGGATGCGGTGGATCTTGCGCTGCTTGGTGGTCGCGGCGGGTTTCGACCAGCTGGCAAGATCGAGGTTGAACTGTTCAAACCGCGCTTGGCGCACCTCGCCTGACCGCGCGCCGGTCAGCATGCAGAGCCGGATGATTCCCGCTGCGCGCTGATCATTCGCCCCATCCAGCGCCTTGGCCAGTCTGCCTATTTCCTCAGGCGTCAGGAAACGTTCGCGTTCATTCTCGATGCGGCGGCGAAAGGCGCTGGCAGGGTTGTCCTCACGCCAGCCCCAGCCGACCGCCAATGTGAACATCTTGCGCAGCACCTCCCCGACCCGGTTTGCGCGCACTGGCGTTGGCTTCACCCCCTGAAGTTTTTTGGCGCGATTGTTGGGCTTGACCTTTGACGGTCGCGCTCGACCCGCCGCGATCTTGGTCAGCAACTTTTCCACATCGGCCTTGGTGATCTCCGTCACCAGCTTCCTGCCCCAATCCGGCTCGACCAGCTTGGCCATTATGGCATGCTGGTCGGCGGCGTTGCGGGCGGCGAGGTGCGGCGTGTGCTCCTCCAGATAGCGCTTGGTCATATCACTCACCCTCGGGGCTTCGCGGGCGTTTTCCCGCTGGTTGAGCGGGTCGATTCCTTCATCGATCTCGCGCCGCAGATCCTTTGCCCGTTCGCGCGCGGCCACCGTGGTCCATTCCGGCCAGCGCCCGATGGTCATCCGCCGCTGCCGCCCGCCGACCCGGTAGTCGAGGGTAAAGGCCCGGTTGCCAGAGGGATAGATGGTGATCGAAAACCCGCGCACATCGGTGTCGAAAATCTGGTAGTCCCGCCCCAGGTTCTCGGCCTCCCGGACGGTTTTCTCATTCAGTTTCAGCCTGTTGACCAT